TTGTCCTCACCGCCAAAAACGTCGCCATTCTCTGCAGCAATCACAAACGACTCGCCAAGGTAAGGGCAGGAATGGCGATACATCGTAACGCCAATCGTGCCGCCCATCGTTCGAAGTCGATACGACTTCGGATGCTCTGGCTGATATGTGTAGATTGCAGATGCTTCAGTTGCGTTGCTCATCGTTTCGCCTTTCATGGTTTGTTGATTGCTTGCCTTTGTGACTCGCGTGTAAGGATTATCGACTATTTTGACCGGGAAGTCAAACCTATTCGCCCTGATTGAGAATTTTTTTTCGAATCTTCCCCGAAATCATCGCGGAACGGTCGTTTTGAATCTGTGACCGCATTCGCAGCCCCGATACTGGATTTTCAGGTCGGCGTTGCCCTGGGTTGCTTTGACCGTCGCGTATTTTCCGCACTGCGGACATAAACCAAAACCCGGCACGTCGTACCACTGGACGCGACGCGATGGTGGTTGCGGGCTGCTGGCGGCCCATGCTGGCGATTGTGGCTGTTTCATTGCTTTAGGCTCCTGACAAATTTCTCGCGGCGTTTCCGTTTCGGTTTCTCCGGTTGATCTGCTGCAGCCGCCCTGCGACGCTCCGCCAGTGCTGCGTCAGATTGTAACACAGACAGCCCAACAAATGACATGTAGCAGGCGTCGAGCAGGTGGTTCCGAGAGAATGTCTGCACCCATCGCACTGACGTCCCTTTGCCGACCTCGAACTGTTGAACCTCCCGCTCCGCCGTCAGTTGCCGGGCGAGTTCTGCCCGCCCTTGCGGTTTGTCGGTGCGAGGCAGCAGCAGAGCCCCTGCCGCGTCCTGATCGACTGACAGAGCCTGATGCACGCGGCGTTTCCAGTGGTCCGCGTTGTTTTGGTATTCTCGGAGCGGTCGCCCTTGCGTGAACAGGACGTCATGCCAGCCCTCGCCGATCCGGAGCGACTGACGCGACTGCCGTTTCGGTGCCGTGTATTTCAAACCGCGATGCTGGCGGAATCCGAATCCCATTGCCGTCTGCCACGTGTTGTCGCGTTGCGATTCTTCGCGGATCAAATCCGTTTCCCATCCTGAATCAATCAGCGTGATATCTGCCGACCTGTTGCCGGTCCCTGATTCCGGTTCCCATCCCGCCGCGAATTTCTCCTGCAGTGTTCGGATCGCCTGCCGCAGTGCGGTCTGTAAGTCGCTGAGTTCTCGCAGGATCGGTTCGAATCCGTAGTCGATACAGAGCAGCCGTCCGTTTTTCTGTTCAGCAGTCACGAACCAATCCAACTGAGCCGACCGGACGTCGACGCCCGCCGCAATCCTGATTGTGTCGTCAGGCACCTCGCCGCGTCTGTGATCGTGTTGCCGGAGCATGATTGTCCGATGATCGAGCGGTTCGAGTTGAGTTTCTGCCGGGCGGGCAGGCAGTGCCCATGTCCATTGCAGCAACTCGCGTTCGGCCAGTTCCTGATCAACTTCGCGTTCCGCTCTCCATTCGTCGCCGCCGATAATTCCGGAAGTCACAAACGTATTTGTGGCGGCCGAATAACGAAACCCGAGCGTTTTCGTTTCCGGAATCTTGCCCGTGATTCTGCCGGTTTTGGCGACCGACTGACCGCGATGCAACAGGACTGCCGACCGGAGTTGCTGCAAACGTTTCTGATCATCAAACACGATGCCGCATTCCGGGCACGACCAGCGGGCGAGACGCTCCGCCGCTGATTCAGTTTCTGAATCCTGCCAGCCGATCAGATTGTCGCGACCCGGGCTGATGTACCTGCCGCACGAGTGACAGGGAAAAACAACCTCACCAGCCGTGCCCTGCTGCCACTCCTGCCACATTCTGCCGTGCTCCGTCGTGACAGTCGATTCAAGATAGACGCGAGCCTGACCGCTTGCCCTGTAAGCCCTGACGCGCCCCTCCATCTGTTTCAGTTTGGTCGCCTCGTCTGACTGTCCGCCGGTTTCATCGAGATGCGAAACCTCAGTCACGACCAGAATCGGCCCCGTCATTCCGGATCGTTTTTCATCGCCGCCGCCGGCCGTGATGAATTTCAAGTTTGCCCCATTGCTGAACTGAATCAATTCGGGCGTTCCGCCTTGACTGCCTGCACCCTTGCGCGGCAGGTATTTCGCGAATCGACTCGTTTCGATTGCTGGCCGGACGTCTAATTTCCACTTGTCGTTTGCCATGTCCATCGACGGCAAACCAAACAGAACCGTCTGCTGGCGTTCAAACAGATGATACAAGATCGGGATAACGACGAAGGCAAGAGTCTTGCCGCTCTGCTGCGGTCCAGTGCAAGCGTAGCGAAAAAATTCTGACTGATCGACCGCGTCGAAAAATAGGCCGTGTGCGGGCTGTCTGGAGCAGAGAAACCGCTGCCCCGAGAACGGTCCGTCAGGCAGAACGATTTCGCTTTCGGCGAACCGCCGCAGGTTTTTTGGCTGCTTTTTTTCGGGCACGCTTAGGTGCCGGATTGCTTTCAGTTTGAGCATCGGTTTTCGGCTCGCTTTCGTTTGTCTCGACTCGCTCCGCCAGTTGCTGCTGCAGGATCGACAGGGCTGCCCTGACGTATTCCTCCGCCTGAGTCTCGATCGCCCGTTGTGATCGCACTGGGGCCAACTGGGCGACCGCCTGCGGAATCTGCATCATCGACTCGCGAAACTGGATCATGATTCGCGACGCCCACTCCTCGACGTCTGCCAATGGCACCAGCGAGCCGCGAAGCTTGTCCAGTTCGATCTGCTGTTGCTGCTTGCGGATCTCTCCCAGTTCGATTTGCTGTCGTTGCTGCTCCTGTTTCAGCGGGCTGATCGTCTGTCGAGAGATTCGCCAGTCGACAATTTCACGCAGGTCGTAGCCGTCGTCATCGCCGGGCATTGGCGGATTCTCTGACCGCCAGCCTTTGACCGTCGAGACTGACGCGCCGAAAAAATCCGCGACGTCCTGCAGTGTCCGGCAGATGTACCGCGAGCGGGCAGACGATTCGGCTTCCAGCTGCATCAGCAGTCGCTCAGCGTCCTGCAATTCCTCCGGAGTCTTAGCGGAGTCGAGCAGCCCGAGCACGTAATTCAGCGCGTCGCTCATTCAGGTTTTCCGGATTGATCGGCGGCAGAACTTCGTGCTGGTGTTTGTGCGCGACCATTGACAGTCGCGGCTGAGTCGCTTGATTCTGCGAATGCAGAGCCGCGAGAACGCGGGCCGCCGCCACTTTCTCGCGATTACTGCCGCTTGACAGGATCTGTGCCATGACTCCGGGCAGGGCCTGGAACACGGCGTCCGGGATGCTCCAGTTTTGCCGCACTGCCTGCTCGATGGTTTTGAGTTCGGATCGTTTCATTCTGCCGATTCTCGCGTTGCTGTTTTCCCTGTCAATAATTCCCAGCGTTTCACGATGACGTCACAATACTGCGGACTGATTTCCATGCCGTAGCATTTGCGGTTGAGTTGTTCGGCGGCGATGAGAGTGGTGCCGGAGCCGAGGAAAGGTTCGTATGCAACGCCGGGCCAGCATTGCATGGCAAACGCAGCGAACGAAACAGAAAACGGCGCGGGGTGGCCCACGCCGCCGCACTGTCGATACACGCGAATTACACTGTCCGGTATCTTGCTGTCGGGGTAAACGTAAGAGCCGTCAATGCCGGTTGCGTGCGAAAACTCGCTCACTGTTCCATCTTTGCCACGAAGCCCTTTCTTGCCTTTCGTGGACTGGCCCGCCATCTTACTCGGCACGATCTTAGCAGCGCCTACCGCTTCCTTGTTGAAGTGAAAAACAAACTCGTGTGATGGAGCAAGTCTTCCGTTCCAATCGCCTGGCAGGCCCCACCCTTGATCCCACACATACCAGCCGAACCGACGCCAGCCCTGTGACCGCATCCACTCTATCCACTGCTCCCAATATGGAACCCACTCGCATTCTCTGTGAATTAAACCGAGATTAACAAGCACTTGCCCATTCTCTGCCATTGGGAGATTTGTGAACACGCCTTCCATCAATCCATCCCAATCCATGCACTTCTCTTTACCCTCCTTCGTGTAGTCTCGCTGCTGCCCGTATGGCGGTGACGTGAAACACAAATCCGCCTTCTCACCTGCCATCAGCCGCGCGACATCCTCCGCCTTCGTCGAGTCGCCGCACAGAACCCGATGCTCGCCGAGCAGCCACAGGTCGCCCGGCTTCGTGATCGGATCGGCCGGCGGCTCAGGAATTTCATCTTCTTGCAATTCTGGCTCGCCCAAACTAAAGCCATCTGCGGTTTGATACAGACCAGCATCATCCGCCAGCCCTGCGACCAACTCCTGCAATGCCTCAGCCCCAAACTCAGCGTCTCGCAACAACTCATTCAGATTTGCCGCATTCGCTTCAGCCATTGCCCCGAGCGGATCGAATGTCAGCAGGATTTTTCGGGCCTCATTCTCGTCGACATCCAGCACCAGGCACGGGACCTCGTCCTCCGGCATCAGGCTCGCCCGCAGGTGCCCGTCGATGATGTCATAGGTGCCGTCGCTGCGATCCCTGACAAGCAGAGCGTCGACGATGCCGACTTCTTCGAGAATGCCCCGCATGGCGTTCTGCTGATTCTCCGGATGCTGCCGCCAGTTCAGCGGGTTTGCCACTAGGTCGGCAGACCTGATTCGCTTGTACTCTCGAATCCGATCACGAAACGCCCCCGAACCCCCTGCCGCCGCCGCCGGGTCTGGTGTTTTTTTCGCCATAGTAGGTCAGGACGCCTTTTGAAATTTTGTAAGCAAAAAAATTCAGGGATGAGCGAAGCC